TTAGCAGAATTAGTTGCTGCCGATCAGTTCAAGTCTTATGATGAACTTAAGACTCGTCTTGGTTATGTTCTTGGTAACAAGCAAGTTCGTAACGATGCTGAAACTGTAGAGCAAGAGTATGAAGATACTCAAGCATCTACTCCTGTTGTTGAGACAGTAGAATCTGTATCTAAAGCATCTGCTTCAGACGATGATGATGATGCTATGTCATATTTTGCTAAACTAGCAGAATAATCTTAGATATCAGGAATATATTGTAATTTGTTGCAGAGGCTCATAAAAGCCTCTGCATTTTTTTTGTTTTCAAGGATTGTTTTCAACCTTGGTTGTTTACTTACCTTGAGATTTAAATCTCTTTTAAGATTTTTCATTGTTTTGACCTGACATTGTAGCAATTAAATGCTGTGCTAAAGCGTCAATTTCAGCATCAGTTGGATAAACTGGATACTGATCATTGAGACTTGTTGACAATAACGCTGTCTCACCTTTTTCATCAAGGTATTGGAAGCGTTCTTTTGCCTCGTAATAGCGGTCACGAAGTCTTGATTCCGCAAGCTGGAGTAACTCCAAACGGATTTCATAGCCGTTCTTAGCCATAATGGTTTCCTCTTTCTCTTGGTTACTAGGTTCTCTGTCTAACTCAGTCTCTCTAAAGAATTATGATTACTTAATCCTTCAAATGTTTTCCGAGTTCTGTGATCTTACCTACTGATCAAAAGCTATTTATAATATAGATTATTGAACGAAGTTATTTTCTGTTGTAATTATAGTCTTGCTAATATATTGTGTATTTCTATCATACTTCATAATTCTTTCAAAATCTGATAAGAATAAACTTACATATTGTTTTTTTAGAGGTCTTATCATTCTTTTTTCTTCATTCAATAATGTTTCATATTCAAAGTTAGATACTCCAACTACAGGTGATATTTTTTCTCCAGTATATGTTGCTTGTACATCATTTTGACCTGGATCAACTCCATACCATTTATTAGCAGATCCACCAAATCTTGAAGCAGGACCGTCAATTTCAAAAGGTCTTCCACCAGGTACATTATGTTCTACTATTTTACCTGCAGGTAAAATTAATCTATCATTTTCATCCTTAACTTCTAGAGTTTCATAATGATGTATTGCATTTAATCCTGCAATACCATATTTGTCTTGGGCAAATTCATATAGTTCTTTATTTGATAATGGCCATTCATCTCTAATATTTGTTATACCACAACTAATAATAACAATAAAATCTAAATCAGCATCACCATAGATATCTTCTGCTACATTATCTGGTCTTGCACCATCAGCAACGAGAAACTTATTGAATGTTGTTGCTTCTTTAGTTACTCCATCTAATAATTTATTTTTGCGAAATAAATTTGTTATTAGAATATAATCATTCGCAGAGTTTTTATGTGATAATGGTGATGGATACCTTACAAATGGTAATCTGTTTAAGTATGACATTAGTATCCTACTCCTAATTGTGCGTCTTCATAATCCTCAAGATATACTGGGTTTGTTTCTTTGAATGTCATAGAAACTTTCATATGAACTGGTGTTCCATCAGCATAAGTTGCATAAGTATTGGAACCTGTATAGTTAACATTAAAGTCTGTTAAGGCACATGGTTTAAATGAATTTAAAAATGGATGATCTTTTCCATTATGTAAATAACGTAGCAAAAATACATCAGGAGCACCTATCATAATTCCACCACCTTGTGAACCAGATGTCTCTCCACCTTTTTTAGGTGACATTGACATTTTCATTTGGCGTATGATTCGTAATGCTCTCTCACTTTCTTTTTGGGATCTTGGTGTGAAAGTAAATGCAAATTTAAATACTCTTAGATTAACACCGTTGAATAATAATTCGGTGTTACTATTCAATATTTGACCTGTTCCTCTTGATAATACATTATTTGTTGTAACATTAGCACCAAATTGATTAACAGCAGCACCTGCTAGTGATGCTCTTATAGCGTCTACTAGTGTATCACCACTTTCTATTCCAAGAGCATCCCCTATATTACCAGATTGTACTAATTCATCTATCAATAGTCTAGAATTTTCTAGTAATTTTCCTGGTTCTGTCATTGCAAGTGATGCAATATCCATTCCTGCTAGAGTGAATAGATTCATTGAACTTCCTTCCCAATCAACAGAATTTCCATCTTGAACTTGTTTAGGTACTGGAAGTTCTACGTAAAAATTTGTATCCGTTGCGAATTGTAGACCTGACTTATTATTTTTAGCACTCTTTTTAATATTATAGGTATTAGATAATCCCTGACCACCATTCTTTAATGATAAATCAAGTCCCTTGAAGTTTGGATCCTTTAATATATTATTAAGACCTGGATTTATTTGATCATCAGTTCGCACCTTACCAGGATCATTATATTTAATAATACCCTTTTTACCATTAACCACAACAGAACCATCTGCATTTTCCTCCCAGACTGCTTCATTCATCTTTGAGGCAAGATTAGTCCCCATTCTGTTTTTTGGGGGTTTATATCTGACTGATTGTATTAGAAGACTGTCTTCTCCACTATTCAATCTATCTAAAGGATAACTAAGAAAAAATTCACCATACTTTTTTGCACTTTTAGATTTAGATGATTTTTTTCCACCAACTTCTTTTGCACCAGGTTCTCCAGTTTCATACTGACGAGATCCATCTACTCCTGAATATATTCCATCACCTGGAAGGTTGGGCATATTATCGACCTATTTAAGTATTATCAGCTATTTATACGGAATCTTGCGAAAGGAATACCATCAAGGTCATTTAGTTCATCATTATTAATTTCATAAAGACCACCAGGTACTTCATTCCAAGTATAATTCCTATGATCATTCCAATGAAAGTTAATTCCTTTGAATCCCCATTCATATACTCCAGTTACACCAACTAGGGGATTTTGGTCATACCTTATATTAGGTGTTTTTGGATTATATACAAAGACATAGAATTTTCCTACTTGAGGAACCTTTCCTCCTTCATTTAAGACACTAATAATTTCCAACATTAGATCATCAGCATCTTCCGTGCCGATTAAATTATCACGTATGTCTTTAACTCTACTCATTTAATTCCTAGTTCTTTTTCAGTAACTACTTTAAACTCCCATTGACGATCAGCACACCATTCTCTTGCTTCTTTCCATTTTGTTTGATTTGTAGCATATGTATATGCTTCGGTAATATATCTTTTAGTTTGTCTTTTTGGTTTTTTGGGTGGACTACACTGTTTTAATGGTTTCACTTCAATAACATATTTTTTTATACTACCATCAGTTTCTCTTACTTTCATATAGAAATCTGGAAAATATCTATGAGGTTTATGATCTACAGGAGATACGTAAGGTATTGCTATTTCTTCACTTGCCCATTCTAATATATTAACATTAGAATCGCAGTAAACCATGAATTTTCTCTCCCATAATGATCTATAAATTATATTTGTCGGATCACCCTTATATTTTTGAGGAAATCTTGGAGAATACTTTCCTTTATAAGCCATCTAAATAGAAATGATATAGTAGAACTATTTAGAGTGTCAGCACCAATTCCAAAGAAAATATCTCAAATATTACCGAAGTTTCAAAATGTTGCTCAAACTTCTCATTACTTGGTTAAGTTTGGTCTTCCAGGTAGTGGCAGTCTGAGGGGATTTTTGCGAAGTAAAGGAATAGATAGTAGATTTCATACAGATGATATAGGATTATTATGTAGTTCTGCATTTTTACCTGGATCTACATTTGCAACAGAAGTAGTTAATGGTGAATTTCAGGGTGTAACTGAAACCGTACCACATACTAGAAATTTCACTAGAATTAAATTAGAGTTTTATGTTGATAATGAATATAAAGCACTTAAATTTTTTGAACATTGGATGGAATATATTACTGGAGCATCTGAGGCAAGTCCTTTAGATAATGCATATAATTTCAAATTAAATTATCCAGAACATTATAGATCACAATCAACTAAAATAGTTAAATTTGAAAAAAATTATAGACAAAGTCTTGAATATAATTTTAGAGGTTTATTTCCTATTGCACTAGATTCTACAAAAGTTCAATATCAGAATTCAACCGTTTTAAAGGCAAGTTGTTCCTTTGCATATGAAAGGTATATTTGCGGAAAGGCAAGTTCTTTATCAAAGCAGGTGGGAGATAGTCAAAATCAATCATCACAGTCTGCTGGAATATATGGTAATAGACCAGCAGGTACTATTTTGAATCCTGGTGTTGGTAATAATGATGAGGTATATAAAGAATTAAATTCATTTGTAGATTTACCTAAATCTAATCTATCTGCTAATGCTTATTTTACTACTGATCCTGGTGTAGGACAAATTATTAGTGAAGGAGCTTATACCATATAAAATAAGTTTGAATTTCCCCTATAAATAAAAATACTTGAACTGAGCTTATTATGCCTTTACCAAAGATTTCGACTCCTTCTTATGAGTTAGTTATTCCTTCTACCAAGAAGAAAATTAAATATAGACCTTTTTTAGTTAAAGAAGAAAAGATTCTTATCATGGCTATGGAGAGTCAGGATAGTAAACAAATAGCAAATGCTATTAAAGATGTTCTTTCTGCTTGTATTTTAACTAGAGGTACGAAAGTTAATGATCTTTCTACTTTTGATATTGAATATCTCTTTCTCAATATTCGTGGTAAGTCTGTTGGAGAAGAAGTTGAAGTAATGGTTACTTGTCCTGATGATGGTGAGACACAGGTTCCTACTACTATTAATCTTGATGAGATAATGGTTCAAATTAATAAAGACCATTCCCCAGACATTAAATTAGATGATGAATATACTTTGAGAATGAAGTATCCATCAATGGATGAATTTATTAAAACTAATTTTAATGTTGATGGTAGTGTTAATGTTGATGATACATTTAAATTGATTGCATCATGTGTAGATCAAGTTTATTCTGAAGATGAATCTTGGGCTGGTGCTGATTGCACTAAAAAGGAATTGAGTGATTTTGTAGAGTCTCTTAATTCAAAGCAGTTTAAAGATATTGAAAAATTCTTTGATACTATGCCTAAATTGTCACATACTGTTAAGGTGACTAATCCAAAAACAAAAAAAGAAAATGAAATTGTATTGGAGGGTCTACAAAGTTTTTTCGTATAAGTATGGCTCATGAAGACCTTGAGTCATACTATAAGGTTAACTTTGCTTTGATGCAACATCATAAATATAGCTTAACAGAGTTAGAAAATATGATGCCGTGGGAAAGAGAAATCTATCTTGCACTTCTACAGCAATATATTGAAGAAGAAAATTTAAAGCAACAACAAAATGGCTGAACCCATTAAATCACCAATAGCAGGAGGAATACGTGCAATTAGGAACACAGTTTCTAATAGTATATTTACGGGTGGTGGTGTTTTAAGGCAAAAAGATGATTCTATAACAGCTAATGCAACAACTAGAAACTCTGTATTGTTGGGTGGCATTTCAACTCAGGTTGATAATGTAAATGAACAAGTTATTATTTTAAATAAGTCGTTAGAAGTTATAAGTTCAAATTTAGCAGTTAATTCTAGTTTAGATAGACAAAGGCAAGCAGAAGAAATAAAACGAAATAGATTGCAGGGTGAAGGAGATTTAAGAAATTCTAGAGAACAATCAATTGAAGCAAAAATAAGAGAGGCTCTTCTTTTCCCAGTTAAAAGAATAGGTGCTAAACTTAAAATTGGATTAAGTGCATTAACTAATGCATTTCTTATTATAACTGCTGGTTGGCTAACAACTAAAGCTTTTGAGTTTGTAAAAGCTATGATAGATGATAATGAAAAATTGATGCAAGAGATAAGTAATAAAGTAATTGGTGGTTTAAGTATGCTTGGTGGAGGTTTTGTTCTTTTTGCTTCTGCAATGGGAGCATTCATGAATGGTATCAGAAGATTATCTGGTAGTATTTTAACATTTGCTTTTCAAAATCTTATTAGAACACCTTTTCAATTTGTTAAGAGGGTAATTGGTGACTTAATAAAAGGTACTTTTCCCAATCTTTTTAAGGGATATAAACCACCCAGAGGATTTCAGTGGCGACCTATAACTCCTAATCCAAATAAAAACCCAAATATAAGTAATCCAAAAATATCTACTGTTAAACCTAAGTTTGGAGGACCTGGTTTTAAATCTTTAGCTCTTGCTTCGCTTCTAGAGGGTTATCAAATTTTAAATGGAAAAGATTGGAGAAATGCTGCAACTGACGTTCTTTCAGGTTTTGTAGCAGCAGCACCTACTACAGCTATTGTATCGGGTCTTGGTCTTACAAATCCATTTACTGCTATTCCTGCAGGACTTGTTATTGGTAGTCTTTTGTTTAGTGGTGGTTATAATGTTAGAGAATTACTTGGTATAGATTTCGCACCAAAGGATAAGAAGAGTGAAGAAGAAAAAACTCAGGAAGATGATATAAACGAAAAAAACAAAAAGGAAGAATCACTTGACGTTAGTAAGATAATTGATTCATCTAATAGTTCAGAATTAAATAATAAAAGAATAGCTGCATTTCCTAAAGATCCTATTTCAGATGTTACGTCTAGTTTGGGTATTAAAGATGGAGATTTACTTGCACTTAAAGATATTAAGGTAGATAATCCAAAAGAGGATTCAACTGCTAATACTATTGTTCCAAAGAGTAATAAAGTTAAAACTGATGGTGTTGCTAAGAATCTAGGTTCTTTGAAGGAACCAGCACCAATTGCATTACCATTACCCACTATTAACCCAAATTCTTCTGATTCTACTGGTTCAGTTGCTGGATCTGGTAAATCTGGGTCAACTATTCCTAGTATACCTTCATCAAATAGGGATAATAGTTATATATTCCTTGCATTTAAAAACTATCAAGTAGTTCCAGTATAACATGAATCCAACAGCGTTAATTAGATCAACATCTAGTCTTAATAGAATAAGTAGATCTCTTACTGGGTTTTCATCTGGTATTACTAGAGCGAGTTTTCTGGCAAGAAATATTGCTAAAAGTATTAATGATGATAATAGGTTTAAAAAAAGTGTTATAGAAACTGAGAAAACATTTTTTCGTAAAAGAGCAGAGGCTAGATTAAGAAAACGAAGAGAGGATAGGATTGAATCTTCTAGTTTAAATGTAGGTAATATTTTAAAAAAACAATCTAAAGTTTTGGGAGATTCTAGTAAGGGATTTTTTACTAGACTTCTTGACTTTTTGGGATTAACTATATTGGGATGGATATTAACAAATATACCAAAGATTATAAAATCAATTACTAATTTGGTAAGTAGAATAAAGGAACTTTCTACTTCTCTTCGGGGTCATATTGATAATATTAGATCATTTTTAGGTGCTATGGGGGAGAAATTAATTGAGATAAGAGATAGATTTAATCCTTTTGATTTTGAAGATTCTATTAGTAAAGGTGAAAAAGAATTTAAGAGTATTAATCGAAATATTGCTTCATTAAACACTGAGTTTGTTGCAGCAGTTAACAACTATACTGATACTTCAGATTTAAAGGATCTTGTTGCTGCGAATTTAAATCTACCTAATAATGAAGAGCAAGATGACGAAGAGGTTGATGAATTTGAAGGCATCACAACAATGGCTACTGGTGGTCTCCTTAAAGAGGGAGAAACTGCTATAGTTGGTGATGATCCTACTGGTCAAGGAAAGGAATCTAGAGAATTAATTGTTGCGGATAAAGATTTGCAAGTTATTCCAAATAATATTTTGGGTTCTTTGGAGACTTTGCAGTCTATAGCTAGTAATATTTCTGGTGAGAAGGCTAAAGAGGCATTACTTTCTAATCAAGATGAACTCACAAAAGTGAAAAAAATAATTTCCCAACAGGAAAGAAGCATTAAAAATGCATTAGGCAATTTAAAAATAGGTGAAGAATATAATATTAATAATCCACCTAGTAGAAATGATTATCCACGAACTGTTTCTGGACGTAGACAATTTACAAAGGATTTTAAACAATGGATTAAAGATAATCCATTAGGAACAAAGTTTGGTCAAAAAGTGGAACCAAGTAATACTATAAGTGAATTAACACCTGCAATATCCAGTTTAATGGAGCAGTTGAAGAATACTGGAGAAGAGATAAAACCTCAATTGAAAGATACTCATGATCAGATAAAAGAGGTTATTGATACTCCAGAAGTTCAAGATAAAATTCAATCCATAAAAACTAAAATGAAGGGTGTTGTTGAAGAAATAACACCAGAAAGAAAAGGGCAAATTATTACTATCCCAATAGGGAGTAATTCTTCAAATCCATTTACTGTTATTCCTGTACCTATGAAAGAATCTCATAAAGGGGGTAGATCTAAACAGTTAAATACAAATGAATACTATAAACATCTTACAACTTTAGTAACAGCATATACTTAAATGTCAGCAATAGATCCATCATTATACGAAGAAATAGTAATAGAATCACCAAGTGGTAAAACTGTTGATATCACTCAGGGTGTCGTCATGATTGATTACTATGAGGATTTATTTTCACCTACAATTACTGCGAAATTACAAGTAGTTAATATGGGTTATTCCATAAAAGGTGATGATGGAGAATTACAGACAATTTACAATGGACTTCCTTTGAGGGGTGGAGAACAGGTTACTTTGAAGATAAAACCAAACAGTACTAGCAATATAAAATTAGATTTTAACTTTTTTGTTTCAAGTATTAGTAATGTTATAGTGAAAAATAAAACAGAATCATTTACTTTAAATTTGATTTCACCAACTGCAATAGCAAATGAAACTTCTAGGGTGGGTAAAAAATATCCATCATCTACTAAAATATCTGATTCTGTGAAAGATATATTTGATAATTATTTAACTAGTGATAAGGATATACAGTGTGATTTAACTCAAAATGTATATGGTTTTATTGGAAATATGAGAAAACCATTTACAGTTTTATTCTGGTTAGCATCAAAATCTGTTCCAGAGGCATCTGAAGCAGGTTCTACTGCTGGATATCTTTTTTATGAAACTAAATCAAAATTTGCTTTTAGATCAATTGATAGTCTTATAGATTCAGACCCAGTATCTGTATATAATTATAATGAGGTAATACAAAGTGGTCCTGATCAAGATTTTAAAATACTTAAATATAATACTTCTTTAAATGAAGATGTTTTAGGGAAGTTACAGAGAGGTGCTTATAGTAGTTATCGAATATTTTTTGATCCTTTAACTTTTGAATATACAGACCCAACTAAAGGAACATTTACTCAAGAACAGTATAAAGGTAAGTCTTCAAATTTAGGTAAGGAAGTTTCATTACCTGGAAACCTTGGAGAATCTCCAAGTAGATATGTTACTGCTATACTGGATAGGGGAACTATGGAAAAAAATGCATCTAAGAAAGAGAATGCAGACCCCTTTCTTACACAATCTCAAAGTATGATGAGATATAATTCTATATTCTCTCAAACTCTTCGTATGACAGTTCCGTTAAATAGTAATCTAGAAGCTGGTAATTTGATTGAGTGTAAGTTTGCACTTGCAGATGATAATCAGAAGGATAATGCTAAAGAAGATAAAGAGCAAAGTGGTCTATATATGATTAAAGAATTATGCCATCACTTTGATACGATGGGATCATATACATCATTAACTCTAATTAAAGATACATTCGGATCTAAGTAATGCTAGAAGAATCAATAATAAAAAGTAATTATGTTGGAAGAGATGGATTTCGATGGTGGATCGGTCAGGTTGCACCTGAGAAATGTCAAGGTGATCAGATAAATCAAACTGGTGATGCATGGGGAAATAGAATTAAAGTAAGGATTATGGGTTATCATCCCCAAGATCCAATTGAATTGCCTGATGACGATTTACCTTGGGCTCAGATTTTATTACCATCAACCGCAGGATCTGGTGGTGCTGGTGTTTTTCATTCGACTAGATTATCACCAGGAGATAGTGTATTTGGTTTCTTCCTTGATGGTGATGATGCACAATTACCTGTAATATTAGGAATATTTGGTAGACCTGCAAGTCCAGCTCCACTTGGACCATATACACAACCATTTAAACCATATACTGGATATACATCAGAGAATCCACCAAGTACCTATTTTTTAAATAGAGAAATTGGATCTCAAGAAGGTGCTAAATCTACTCCATTACCTCTTGATATACCAGAAGATATAGCTAAAAAGGTTAATATAAAAAAACTTAATACTTTATTATCTAAGTTTGGTGAAGAAATTGGTGAGTTAAAGTTTGAGCAAGAAAAGATAAAATCTGCTTTTACTTGTATAGGTAGCATAGCTGATGTACCTGATGCAAACATAAGCACAATGCAACTTTGCAGCACTCAAATAAAAACTGAGATGCAAAATGCAGCAAAAGATTTGAAGATATTAACTGAATCAATTGATAAAGAGGCACTTAAAAGTCAAATTGGAGCAGTATTTGGTGGTGTTGATACTGATGAATTTAAAGCGAAGGCAAAAGAAATTAAAGGTATAGTAGAGATTAAAATAAAGGAAAGAAAGGCAAATATGAAAAAACAAATCACTCTTTTGAGTGGTGGTATAGCTAAAGATGTTTTTTCAAATGTTCAAAATAAAATTGCAGAAACAACTAATCAAGGACTGAAAAAGGTATATGATGTAGAGTTTGCAAAAGAATTTGCAAAGACTAAGAGTAGAGCTAAAGCAAAAATAAAAGGTATTGCAGAGCAAGCATCTTTTATACCAAATCTTAAATCTTTTAATGAAGGTGTTCCTTGTATTTTACAGAACATTTTAGGGGGTCTTGGTGATGCTGTTAATGGTATAATAGATCAATTATTTGATAATGTATCTAATTTTACTGAATGTATTATGGATCAAGCAATTGCAGGAATAACAAATCAAATAATTGGTGGTATTGTAAAGGGTATTGCACCATTTTTAGGTGGTTTAAGTGGACTTTTACCTGGTGGTGGTCTTGATATTGGAGGATTTTTGAGAGGAAAGGCAGAGAATTTACAAGCGATTGCAAGTATGTTTGAGTGTCAAGATTCTCCAAAATTGGATGGTATAACAAAATTGACTATTGGTGGAGGACCAAAATTCTCAATTGATACTGTAATAGACAATATATTAGCAGTTGCAAATACTGCAGATTCTCTAACGGAAGGAATAATTGATGCTGCTCAAGGTTTGAGTATTGCTGGTGGTGGATTAGGTGTATTTGACTTTATGAATCCAAGTGTATCTGTTCCTGGATTTAAGAGTCCTCTTGGAGAGTGTTATTCTGGACCAAAATTAAGTTGTGCTGGAGTGAAACTTAATATCTTTGGTGGCGGTGGTGTAGGTGCAAATGCTAGAGCGATATTTGGTGATGTGATTGGTTCTGGTGTGGAAGCTGTTGGTAGTATTATTGGTATAGATTTAAAAAGTGGTGGATCTGGATATAATGCAGCACCATATATTGAGATAGTGGATGATTGTGAGCAGGGATATGGTGCAACAGCAAGAGCAATAATAGATCCTGATCCTGAATCACCTACTTATCAGCAAGTAGTTGATATTATTGTTCTTACTCCTGGTGAAAATTATCCAGTTAAAGATGATCAAAAACCTGTTATAGTTGATCATGTGTCTGTTATTGAACCTGGTGAAGAATATGATAAGGATGATACGGTTATAGATTCTGCAGGTAATGAGTACTCTGTAATTGTTGATGATTTTGGTAGAATTGTTAATGTAACTATACCACCTTCTTCATCAGTAAATGTAGCAGAAATAATAGAATTCCCTGAACTTACAGTACAGACTAAAACTGGTTTTGGTGCAATATTAAGAGCACAATTGAAACCAAGACCTGAATATCAAGGTGAAGTTAAGCAAGTTATTGACTGTATTGGTTGAAATAAATAGAAAGGTAAGGTATTAGAATATGACAAAACAACCAAGTTGGCAAAAAAGACAGGTTGATTCTTTTGGTGATTTTAAGATTGAATATGGAAATCCTTCAAGTCATTTAGGTGGACCTGCTGTTTTCAGCATGGTTGGTAATGGTGCTGGTGGAACTGCTAAACTTGGATTGAGAGAAAGTGGAACTTTTGATATTATGGTCGATCAGACTGTAAAGATTACTGGTGCTGCTAATAATCAGAGACCTGATGGATATAATGGTGTTGAAATTGTCTCAATGGAAGGTGGAGTTGCTATTACTTGCCAAAAAGGAACTCTTAAACTAATTGCTGCAAATATAGAAGTTGTTTCTGGTAGTAACATACATTTTAAAGCAAGTGGAAAAATTACAAATGATGCTGATCATGTTCATTTTCACGTTAGAGATTTAGATGTGGATCCTGGTAAGAGATTTATGGGTAACTCTAAAAGAGGTGATATTGTTGTTAGAGAGGCTGGATTCTTGCACAAATGTTATAAGAATACTGATGTAAAAGATCATAAGAGAGCCAACTAATGACCGAAGAAACAAATTTTTCAGGAATAAACGACGGTGATAATTTTGGTGTCAGTAATGTTGCTGAATTTTATAATGACGTTCATGTTTATGGAAAATTATATGCTGATCTAGTTGGTGGGTTAAGTGGAGATGGTAGTCAAGGATTAACTGTAGAAAGTTTAATTGTTAATAATAATGCTTTTTTTAATAGTGATGTATCCATAGAAGGTCTTCTTGATGCTGATTACCTTACAGTTTTTCAGAGATTAGATGTTGGTGCTGGTGGAACAGTTTTTACTGCTATATCTACTACTAATGGAAGGAATGGTCAGGGACAAACGGGAGGTCGGGTTGGTATAGGTAGTACACAACCAGATGCTTTATTCCAAGTTGGAGAGAAACTTACTTCTCTTATTGTTACTGATAGTGGTAATGTTGGCTTGGGTTCTACGACACCTGGAGCACGTTTCCAAGTTGGTTCTGAATGTTTAATTGTTAATACT